CCCTTTCAATAGCGCGATTAATGCCTTTCTTGGGTCGCGATTAAATATTTCCGGGCCGTCCGGATCATTTACGATCACGGCGCACACAACGGGGCTTACAACTCCGTTTGCCGCTGCCGGGGCAATAGAGGTTACCGGGCTCCTTACTTCGGGGGCTTTCGATACTGGATCCGGCGGTACTGCCACCGCGACCGGAACCAGCATCACGGTTACTGGGGGAACCTGCGCACAGGCAGATAATCTTCATGTGGCCTGTGTTTCCGGAGATACAGGTAGTGCTGCGGCTGGGTTCACAACCCCATCCGGATGGACCCAGCTCTGGGTATCCAATGACGGGTCGGCTCATGCGGTTGGCTGGGCTGGGTACAAAATTGTTACGGGATCAACTGCCGCACCCACGGCAACTTGGTCCTCTCTTGTTTCGCAAAATCTTACTGCGGTTATTGGCGTATATAAAGCATCCGCCGGTAATCCGTCTCTCACTCTGGTAAATCCCAGGATATTCCTTAATGGGCAGACTGGGATTGTCATTAGTGGATCTTCGTTTGGGGCAAGCCAGGGGGCCGGGACTATAAAAATAAGTCCGACGGACAACGTTGCTGATGGTGGTGCTATCACACAGACGGTTACGGCATGGGGAGACACGTCCATCACCTTTACGGCGGTTAGATCAAGTCTCGGGCAGGGAACTCTTTATCTGTTTGTTACTGAGAATGGCGGGCTATCAAATACCTCGGGATACCCAGTTCAATTCATAGGAACCGCAAGTCTAGCTTGGCGTAAAGCGTAATGCCTGAAATCGTAACGGCTGGATTCCATAACAGCGATCTTGCCAAATCGTCTCAGAGAGTCCTGGAGGGCGGTTCGTGGAAGAAGCAGAGGGTGATCGTCATCGTCCCCGCCCCCGCGACGATGAGTACCAAGGTTGCGCTTTCGCATTGGGCGCTCTATTTCCCGCCCAATCAAGGCGTGCATCGGATGCTCGCAACCGGGTATGAGGTAGGAGACGCTTATTCGACTGCGATATCGCAGATAATTTCCCATCCAGACCTAAAGGAATGGGAATACATACTGACGATTGAGGCAGATAACATGCCACCCCCTGACGGCGTGGTGAAACTGATCGAAAGGATGGAAGCAAATCCGGATCTTTCGTGCATCGGCGGACTTTACTGGTGCAAGGGTCCGGGGGGCTGCGCGCATATCTGGGGAGATATCTCCGATCCCGTGCTCAATTACCGGCCGCAGGTACCAAAGCAGGGGGAACTCATAGAATGCTATGGAACGTCGATGGGATTCAACCTATGGCGACTCTCGATGTTCAGAGACGAAAGACTGAAGCGGCCGTGGTTCAAAACGCTTAATGGCACAGAGGGCCTCGGGATAGGCACACAGGATCTTACCTTCTGGAACGACGCCAGAAAGTATGGGTACCGTTGTGCCGTGGATTGTTCTGTGCTGGTTGGGCACCATGATCTTGAAGGCAAATTTGGACAACCGGATTTTGTATGGTGAAAGTACTGATTACGGGTGGCGCCGGATTCATAGGCCACCACCTTGTGGCGCATATCCTGGAACGCACTGACTGGAAGATAACGATACTTGACAGGCTGGATCACAGCGGGAATCTAAACAGGCTGTCTGAAATAGGCGCAGCTGGGCACCCAAGAGTCAAATTCGTTTTCCATGATCTTAGGGCGGAAGTGAATGAGCAGCTCGCCAAACAAATCGGCAGCCATGACTACATCTTGCATCTGGCGGCAGCGACACACGTTGATAGGTCTATTGCCGATCCAATGTCCTTTGTGTGGGATAACGTGGTCGCAACTGGGCATCTACTGGGGTTCGCACGACAAAGCGGTTGTAGACGATTCCTGTACTTTTCCACCGATGAAGTATTTGGGCCAGCGCCGCCCGGAACAGCCTATAAGGAATGGGACAGATACAACTCGGGGAACCCGTACTCGGCGACGAAGGCGGGCGGAGAAGAGCTAGCCCTGGCGTTTCACAATACCTATGGTGTTCCGGTCATCATAACCCACACCATGAACGTGATCGGCCCGCGCCAGGACCCCGAGAAATTTGTGCCCATGACCGTATCGAAGGTTAGGGACGGAGAGAAGGTGCTTATCCATGCGGATAAGACCAAGACTGTTCCCGGATCCAGATTCTATATCCATGCCAGGAATGTGGCAGATGCCGTACTCTTTCTTCTGCATCACTCTAAGTCCGGCGATAAATACAACATCGTTGGCGAGCGCGAAATGGATAACCTGGAACTTGCTCGCCGGATCGCTGGCGCCGTCGGCAAGCCACTTAATTTTGAACTGACTGACTTTCATTCCGCTAGACCCGGACATGATCTTAGATACGGACTTGATGGCACTAAGATGGCTGAACTTGGCTGGACTCCTCCGCAGACAATTGAAGAGAGCATAGAGTCCACGGTGCGCTGGTCACTGGAGAACCCGTGGTGGCTACGCGAAATAAAGTCGGTGGCCGCATGAAGCTCGACATAGGCTGCGGCAAGAACAAGAAAGAAGGATTTACTGGCGTTGACTCCATTGCGTTCGATGGAGTCGATATTGTCCACGATGTAAGAACCAAGTGGCCGTGGGAAGATAATAGTGTAGAAGAAGTTTATAGCAGTCACTTTGTAGAACATCTGACGGCCCAGGAGCGCGTGCATTTCGTTAATGAGATGCACAGGGTTATGGCCAAGGACGCAAAAGCAACGCTCATTACGCCGCACTGGGCGAGTGGCAGGGCCTATGGAGACCCCACGCACCAATGGCCCCCAGTATCCGAGATGTGGTTTTACTATCTTGACCCCAAGTGGCGCGAGCAGAACGCTCCGCACACAGATATCAAATACAACCCGGCTGGCTTTAATTGCCACTTCGATTGTACGTGGGGGTACGGGATGCACCAGATGCTTACGGTGCGCAACGCTGAATTTCAGCAATGGGCCATCAATTTTTATAAAGAAGCGGCTCAAGACTTACATGCAACCATGATTTGCAGAAAATGAGGTATCTATGGCTTTCCAGCAAAACGCAATGCAGCATAATGCCATGCAGGTCGGCATTCCTGGCGGTGTTGTTGCCGTTTTTACCGCATTATTTCTGATGCTCATGAGCGTTGGCTCCTGATGCAAATCTTCATCTACGAAAAGGACGGGCGATATGGGGCTGACTACAGCCGTGACTTCTGTGAGCGCATGGGCAAGATCGTTGAGATCAAGAGCGGAGAGTCGGCTGCTGAGCTGGAGAGAATCATGGCTGACCCCGGCCCCTACGCCGGCCCCCGAGTTGCAGGACTCGCAGAACGCGCCTGGCGAGATGTCGTCGCCAAAGCAAAAATCGGGTTCTCTTACCGGGATGCTTGGCGGCTCCCCGTGAGGGAACGCCTTAAGACTGCATGGCAGATCGCACGCGGTAAAAGCTAGTGGTTGATAATGTAACCCTAAATGCCGGCAGTGGCGGTGTAGTTGCCGCGACTGACGACGTTGGCGGTATTCATTACCAGATCGTCAAAATCTCCCACGGTCCGCTAGATACCGCGACCGCAACGACTGCCAGCACTCCGTTCCCCGTAGATGTGGGAGTGGGGTTGATTGGGCCGGCAAAGGCAGAGGATTCCGCTTCGGCCAACACCGACGTAGGCATTTTTAACCTAACGGTACGGCAGGATACCATCGCCTCCACGACTACGGCGGATGGCGATTATCAGGCCATGAAGTCGGACTCCGTAGGAAGGGTCTACGTAGACGCTTCAGGCACGACAGTCCCGGTCAACGTGCAGAACTCAGTCACTATCGCTGCGATGCCGAACGAAGGCCAGCAGACGATGGCGAATTCCATCAGCGTAGCCATCGCGTCGGATCAGAGCGCAGTCCCGGTTTCGGGCACTGTGACGGCCAACGCAGGCTCAGGCACCTTTACTGTTTCAGGAACGGTCACGGCCAATGCCGGGTCCGGTACTTTGTCAGTAGACTCGGAACTACCCGCCGCTGCCGTTTTGGCAGATAATACGGCGAATCCAACCGTTCCGGCCGTCGGCGCTTTCTTGATGGCGTTTGATGGTACCAACTGGGATCGCGTGCAGACCGGGGCCGCCACAGGCGGCGCTCTCAAGGTAGACGGATCGGCGGTCACTCAGCCGGTCTCCGGGACCATCACCGCGAACGCAGGATCGGGAACCTTTACGGTCTCGGGTACTGTCACTGCGAATGCCGGATCCGGCACCTTCACGACATCTGACAGTCAGACCATTGTTGACAATGCCGCTTTTACGGACGGCACCAGCAAAGTCTTCATGGCGGGGTACGTCCTCGACGAAACCGCAGGAACCGCGCTTGCTGAGAATGATGCTGCTGCCGCCCGTATTGATTCCAAGCGCGCTATAGTTAATACGATAGAAGATGGCACGACTCGTGGCCAGCGTCTTGAGATTATAGCCGCCAATTCAGCATCGACCAATCTTAAGCATATCGCCTCAACAGCCGTAGCGACCAATAACGGCACAGCGAGCGCAGGATGTCAAAGAGTAGTCATCGCATCGGACAACACCGCGTTTTCGGTGAATGCGGTCCAGAGCGGGACGTGGACCGTACAGCCCGGCAATACCGCGAACACGACACCGTGGCTTGTGACTCAGGTGCCTGGCACGAGTCCGGGAAGTACGGTTTCGAGAGTAAAGTCTGCGGCCTCCACGAATGCAACGAACCTGAAGGGATCTGCGGGTGTCGTGATTGGCTGGGCTCTCTACAACAATACGACGACAGCGAAATATTTTAAGTTCTATAACAAGGCAACCTCTCCTACGGTGGGAACGGACGTTCCTTTCTTCACGGTCATCATTCCCGCGCAAGGGACCGCTTCTCTCGGCGCGGGCAACAACTTCTCCATAGACTCTGGTCTGCCATTCAGCACTGGTATTGGCTATGCCATTACTGGTGCAATTACAGACGCGGATACCACAAACACCGCCGCTGATGACGTTCACGGCATGATCCTCTGGAAGTAATCATGACACTACTCCTTGTGATGAACCTGGGCTTTGCCTGGGGCACGTCCACTCCTGCGGCACCAACGCGCAATCCAAACGTAGCGCGTCCGTCAAGCCCGGGCTCACTGAAGACACGGCAATGAGCGATATCGTAGAAACCTGGAAATACATCCCGCATGAGGATCGTATCCTCTACCGCCAATCTCAGGTAGTGGACGACCACTTGGAACTCAACAAGAAGCAGTATAACGCTGCCCCGCAGTTTGGCGGAGTCGAAAAGAGCGGGATGCGCCACATGGCGAGGATCCCCAACGCCATCGTGACCCAATGGATGAAAGAGGGAGTCAACATCTTCGACAAGAACCACGAGAAAGAAGTGCATCGGCGCTTGAACAGTCCCGAGTGGCGCTGGCTTCGCACCCATCCAGGGAGAATGTAGTTGGCAGTTATCACGGACTATCCCACGCTTGCGACGGCTGTGGGAGACTACCTTGAGAGGTCCGATCTATCAACATTCATACCGAACTTCATCCAGGCGTGCGAGAAGAAACTTTATCGCAGTATCAAGATTCGTGGGATCGAGGCAGATTTCAATGTGGCGATTGCTACCTCCGTAGTCGCCCTGCCATCAGACTATCGGGAAGCGAAACACCTGTACGTGGACGGGAGCCCGAGCCACCCCCTTGGGAGAATGAATCTAAAGAACTTGCTCGCGTCCTATCCGCGCTCCGCAACAACGGGACTACCTGACTTCTATGCAAGGCAGGGAGATAACCTCATCTTCGGGCCGATGCCGGACTCCAACTATACGATCAAAGGCGTTTACTACAAGAAATTGCCCTCTCTTGCGGAGGCTGGCTCTGGATCCAACTACTTCACGACGAATGCCCCCGAGGTTCTGTTGTATGGCTCTCTGATAGAGGCGGAAGCCTTTGTCAAGAATGATCCCAGAATCGGGATATGGAAGGGGCAATTCTCGGAAGCCGTAGGACTCCTGGTAGACGAATCAGACGAAGAGGAGGTCTCTGGCGACGCTCCGTTTGAGGTCTTGGCGTGAAAGCGGCTGATGGGAAGATCAGGTTTGGCGAATGGCTGCCGGACCTTCCTAACCTGGACAATACGGGGCTCTCGGAAGCCAAGAACGTCATCCCGACGGATGCGACC